GGCGGCGCGATCGAGAAGCGGCAGGAGTTGCGCGACGATCTGACGGGCCCTGAGACGGTGCCGCGCGTTGATGGCAAGATCCAACTGGAATCGAAGCAGGACATGAAGGGCCGCGGGTTGCCGTCCCCGAACTATGGTGATGCGTTGGCGCTGACGTTTGCGCATCCCGTGCAGGCGAAGTATGGCGGTGATTTCCCGGTCGGTCGTCAGTCGGCGGTCTTCGAGTACGATCCATTCAGTGAGTCGGCGGCATGATTGACGTCTTCGTGCGGGCGATGCCGCAGACGCGGCTACGCGAATGGCTGTTGCGCGCGGTGCTGGAGAGAGTGGCGCTGGAAGTAGAGCCCGAGAACCGATGGGTTATCGCGCCCAAGGGCTCACCTATTCGATTCAAGGGATGGCAGGTCGCGCGCGTGCCGGCTGAAGACTTTCATCGCCAGAGCAAGCACCTGGCGGCTCGGCTGTCGATCACCAATTCGCTCATCATTCTTGACGATGATCAACTCCCGCTCTACCGCGGCTGGGTTGCCAAAGCTCAAGAGATTTTCAAGAAGGTGCCAGAGTTCTCGGCGGTCGCTGGCTGGTCAGTCACGCATGAGGTGCCGAAGCCGAAAGGCGAGGTTGAGTTCTGCGACTCGATTGGTTGTCCGATGATCGTGAGTCTGGTCGCCCTACTCATGGCGACTGATCATCCAATCGACGACAAAGCGCGTGCTGATACCATCCTGACAAAACGTCTTCGGAGGTTCGGGCCGACCGGCATCGCTCGTGACTGGCGATACGTGCATGCTGGTATCGGGCTCAGTCAAGTGATCCCCCAGCACTGGATGCCCGAGGTGCCCGCGTGATTGATCTTCAACGGGAGCGCTACGCGATTCGCATCGGCCTCATAACTCTTGGCTCGGTTGCTTGGGCGCTCTTTTGTCTGTGGCTGTGGGTGCATTTCATTCGCTGGGCTGTGCGATGACCGCAACGATTGACGAGACCGAGACCGAAGTCGAGTTACGCGAACTCGTCTACTCCATGATCCGCATGCTCAAGCCTGAGTTAGTAGTCGAGACCGGCGCCTATCTCGGCGGCATGACGGCAACGCTGGGGGTGGCAGTCAGAGATAACGGGGTGGGTCGAGTGGTGAGCTGCGAGACTGATTTCGTCTTTCTCAAGCGAGCTATGCAGCGATGCAGGGAATTGCCGGTCGCGTTCTACGCCGGCCCGAGTACGGTCGTACCGGAACTTGAACGGGCTGATTTCCTCTTTCTCGACTCGGACTATCAGTACCGCGGCGATGAGATCAGGCGGGCGAAGCCGGGCGCCACGATCGTGATTCACGACGCGTTCAAGTCCTACGACCCGAATGTACCGCCACTGGCTGACAGTATCCGGGCGGCGGGTGGGTTGTGTTGGCCCTGTGGGATCGACGGACGCGGTTTTGGGATCCTCATCAAGTGAACGTCACCGAGCGCCGGCTGGTCGTGGTCTCTCGCGAGCTCGTACCGGGAAAGCCGATCCAGGTCGCGATCGAGGTATTGCCAATCCCCGAGATCCGGCTCTCCATGCTGATGGACGACTTCCTGAGTGCGCTGGTCGCGGAGATGGGAAGCCCGGTCGCGTTGCTGACGCAGGCACAGCTTGCCCGTCGTGTAACGGAGGCCGCGGAAGCGGTCGTAACCACCCTCAAGCGCGAATCCGCGCAGGTGATGTGAGTGTACACGCCCGACAGCACTGGCAAGTACGAAAACGCCATCGAATGCCCCGGCGCATGCTATCGGCACGGGCAACCCACCGAGTACCGCGAATCTCCTAGCAATGAGGACCGACGACTTATAGTCGTCCGTCGATCCAAGCAAGTTAACGAGTTCCGTGGAGTGGCAAGAAATACACGAATTGACAAGTAATCACGTTCCGAGGGATATCACGCGCCCCGCGCGCCCCGCGCGCACCATTCTCAACGTAGGCAGAAATGAGACTCGACCACTACCGTAGAACCGGCTGGCTGTGATGGCTAAGCGCCACCGCCATACGGCGTTAAGTGCCACGCGCGACTCGTTAGGTATGTTAGGCGAATCGTGATTACCATTCGCCGCGCCCAAGCTTCGGATATCCCCTGGCTCCTCATGCAATGCCGCGCGTTCTCGGACTTCTTCGGCTCAAGTCAATCGCTGATGCCAGATGACGAGACCGCTGTTACAAAGCTGGTCGCACTGATGAGCGAGGATGTGGGCTGCTTCTTCGTCGCGTGTGTGAGCGATACGGGAGAAGAGGGTAAGCCGGTGGGTTTCATCGCCGGACTGTTGGGCCCGCACTTCTTCAACCCGGCGATTACGCAACTCACCGAGTTGCTGTGGTGGGTCGATGTGGAGCACCGGGGCGGCAAGGCTGGCGTGCGGTTGCTGGACTGCTTCACGGAGTACGGCCGGGCGCATGCGGACTGGACGGTATTCACGCTGGAAGAGAAGTCACCAGTGAACCCGGCATCACTGGAACGGCGTGGATACCGGCTACACGAGAAGTCATACCTTCTGGAGGTGGCATAAATGTACGGTGAAGCGACAGGAGGGATTAACATCCTCCCGGGCAGTGTGTACCCGAACCGAAGCAACGTTGCGGTAGAGTCGCGTCCACTTCTCACCGAAGCGCTCGATGCGGTTCAGGGCGCCGTGAAAGAGGTGCATGACTTGGCCAACATGGTCAAGGCGCACGCGGATTCGGTTGTGGGTTCGCGGCTAGAGTCGACGAGCCCCGGTAATGGTGGTGGGATTCCACCGATGCCGAGCGGTCGTGGCCATGAATTGCTGGCTCACTGTAACCATTTGCGGGACGCGCTGGCCGCTCTCCGCAGCGAAGTGCAGCGATTGAACACTGTCTAAATGGCCGCGCTCTCCACGTTCGCAGCGATTGCTGCTATTGGTGCTGCTGGGAATGCGGTAGCTGGCGCATTCAAGAAACCACCCAAACCACCGCCTATCCCGTCCTTGCTCGCCCCGCCTGACCCCGTGAATGATCCGGGACAGATCGCGGAACGCAATAAGGTTGGAGGCCGTCGCGCGCGAGCGGGCGGCCTTTCTGTTGCCCCCAGCACGCTCCTTACGGGGCCCGGTGGGCTGGCTCAGCCAGCGATGACGCAGAAAACTTCGCTACTCGGCCAATGAAATCGGCCACATCTCCGCGACCCATGCACGAAGGGCGTATGTGCGACCACGGTAGAGCAACGGCGAGTCAAGGTTGCTCGTGTACCAGTGGTTGTCGTCCGAGAAACATTCAACGCCGCTTAGGCGCCGGATGCGATGATAGGCCGCTCTGTACGTGACGCCACGTTCTCGCGCGATATCGGCGATGCTGATGTATTCCGGTGGGGCGACTTGCCGTGTAGAGGGCTCCGGCAGGTGCCGTCGTCGGCGCAGTTCACGCGCCACCGTGCGCCGAACGGTCGGCGGACTGAGATGAAAGTGCCGACCGATCGCGACGTAGGTCAGGCCGTGCTGGCGGGCTTTGTACATGCCGAGAATTCGATCGGCTTTGCTCATGCCCGAATCTACGCGTTGAGCGAACGCTAATCAATGCCGCAATCCCGCCGGGACCGCTACAACATCCTCCACGGCCAGTTGAGGACGGAACGCTCGTCCTTCGAGAGCCATTGGCGCGAGTTGGCCGAGAATATCACCCCGCGCCGTGCCCGATTCACGATCTCGGACAACAACCGCGGCGACCGGCGGAACCAGAAGATCATCGACAGTACCGCCACGTTTGCCGCCCGCACGCTTTCATCGGGCATGATGAGCGGTGTGACATCACCCGCGCGGCCCTGGTTCCGGCTCACGACACCCGATGCCCAGCTCTCCGAGTTCGGGCCCGTCAAGACGTGGTGCGATGAAGTCAGGGAACGGATGGCGACCGTCTTCGCCCGGTCCAACCTCTACAGCAAGCTCCCCACTCTGTACGGTGATCTCGGCGTCTTCTCGACCGGAGTCCTTGGTGTCTTCGAGGATGACGAGACCGTGATCCGCTGTCAGGACTTCCCGGTCGGCTCCTACTACTTGGCGAACGACGAGAAGCTACGCTGCCGAGTGTTCCTGCGTGAGTTCCGGATGACGGCGCGGCAGATCGTGGAACGCTTCTGCGAACGCACCCCCGGTGGGGAATATCGGTTCACGAATGTCTCGAAGCCGGTTGAGAACTCGTGGAAGAATAGCCGCGAAGACTGGTACAACATCGTCCACATCGTCACACCCAACGACGACTACGATCCCGAGAAGCTCCACTCGAAGTACAAGCGCTTCTCGTCCTGCTACTACGAGTGGGGCTCGGTGGGCTCGACCAACCAGCAGCAGAGCGAGGATGTCAGGACGGACACCTTCCTCGAAGAGTCCGGCTACGACGAGTTCCCGATCCTGGCGGCTCGCTGGGAAACGAGTGGCGAGGATGTCTATGGGACCAATGGTCCCGGCATGGTGGCGTTAGGGGATGTGAAACAGCTCCAGCTCGGCGAGAAGCGGGGATTCCAGGCCATCGAGAAGATGGTGAACCCGCCCCTCATCATGCCGCCCGAGTTCCGGAATACCGTCGTGAGCCAGCTACCGGGCGGCATTACGTACGGTGCGGACCCGACAGCACATGGCGCTCGGCCGCTCCACGAGGTGCGCTTTTCCCTTGCGGAGCTTGAGAACAAGCAGATCCAGGCCCGGCAGCGGATCGAGCGCGCGTTCTTCGCGGACCTCTTCCTCATGCTCCAATACGGCGACCAGTCTCGGGGGACACAGCCCGTGACCGCCCGCGAGATCGAGGAACGCCACGAAGAGAAGCTACTCGCGTTGGGGCCAGTGCTCGAACAGCTCAACAACGACGTCCTCGACCCCCTGATTGACCGTACATTCGCGATCATGGACCGGCGAGGGTTGCTCCCTGACCCACCGCCTGAATTGCAGGGCGTGCCACTCAAGATCGAATACGTGTCGATCATGGCGCAGGCCCAGAAGCTCGTCGGACTCTCAAGCCTCGAACGCTTCAGTGGCTTTGTCGGATCGTTGGTCGCTGAGACGCAACGCACGGACATGCTGGATAAGGTCGACTTCGACCAGCTCATTGACGAATACGGCGACGGAGCGGGTGTGCCGTCTCGTGTCGTGGTGCCTGACGACAAGGTGGCCGAGATCCGAAAGGCACGCGCCGCGGCGGCCGCAAAACAGCAGGCCGCGCAACAGGTGGCAGCGCTGGCACCAGCCGCGAAGCAACTCAGCGAGACCAACACGTCAGGCAAGAACGCCCTGACTGACTTGTTAGGCGGTCAGGTTGGCGGTGCCTCTCCGACGATGGTGTCATGACCCGCGCTCTGGTAGGGAATGCCGCAGACGAGAAGCAAATCGAAGATGCGACACGGAAGCAGGTTGTCGAGAAAGCGACCTCAGAAACCAAGTGGGCCGACCTCTCCCTCTCTCGCTATCACCGCGACTGCCTGCGTGAAATCTTGGAGTACTGCGGTGTCTACCAGACGCCCTACTCCCCGATCGACGACCGGCACACGAACTACAACATCGGCAAGTCTGATGTGGGTCGCTTCATCCTGAAGAAGCTGGAAGACGCGCGCCCCGAATCCCTCTTGGAAATCATGTACGAGAACCGACACCAAAATGACTGATACTGCGACTGCAACACCCCCGGCGCCTGCCGCCGATCCCCAACTGAATCTGACCTCAAGCCCTGCCCCGACCGGCGGGGCTTCTTCATCTCCACCGCCTGCGGCGCCGACAACGGCCACGCCGGCAAAGCCGCCGACAACCCCCGATGCTCCGGCCGCTGCTGGAGTACCGATCGAATACAATCTCACCTTACCTGAGAACAGCGTGCTCCCATCCGACGCGATCGAGAGGACAACCGCCATTGCGCGCGAGTTGGGACTCTCTAATGACGCGGCCCAACGGATGCTCGTGCATGCCGACTCAGAGCTCGCGGCGCATAACGCCGCGATTCAAGCCGCGCATCAGAAGCAGGTCGACGAGTGGAAGGCGCAAGTGCTGGCCGACAACACTCTAGGCCGAACGCCTGAGACGCGGAAGGCTGCGATCGACAAAGGGATCGCAGTCGTCAACAAGTACACCGAGGCCCACCCGAAAGACGGCGACGCGTTCAAGGGATTCCTGAACGAGACGGGGTTAGGCAACAACCCGACCGTTGTTCGTTTCTTCGCGTGGCTCGGCAAGTCGGCCGGCGAAGCGCCCCTCGTCCAATCGGGTGGTGAGGCGCCGAAGCAACCCAAACGCACCGCCGACGTGCTCTACGGCAACCCGCCGAAGAAAGGCAGCGATGCTGCCTAACGACCCACACACTCCTAGCGAATCGGCGCCCCTCACGGGGCGCTTCGCATTTCTGAGGTAACCAATGGCTACACTGGCTGCTACTGTCCCGACCTTGGTCGAATGGGCCAAGCGACGGGACCCCGACGACACGCCCGCTCGGATCATCGAGATGCTGTCGCAGAAGAACCCGATCCTCTCGGACATGAGTTTCATCGAGGGGAACCTCCCGACCGGACTCCGGTCCACGCTGCGCACGGGATTGCCGACCGTGCAGTTCCGGCAGTTGAACCAAGCTGTAACACCCTCGCGGAGCACGACCAAGCAGTCTGACGATCAGACTGCGATCCTCGAAGCGTGGGCCGAGTGTGATGTCCGACTGGCTCAGATGAGTGGTGACGAAGCGGCCTTTCGTCTCTCGGAAGCGCAAGCCTTCATCGAGTCGATGTCGCAGACGATGGCCGCGACCGTCTTCTACGGCAACTCGGGTATCGACCCCGAGAAGTTCACGGGCTTTGCCCCGCGTTTCGCGGCGCTCTCGGGCACCACGTC